GGGGTCGCTTTCGCCAACTTCCTTGCTAATCCAAGGAAGCGAAGATTTTTGTTTTGGGTATCAGGCAGTTGCGAAAAAAAAGTGTTCACTTCTTTTTCGCAACTGCCTGATAGGTTGTTTTACTCAAAAAAATGCCGGAACATTGAATAGTTCCCGCATTTTTTTTATCTTTGCAGCATGAAAGTGAAAAATACGGTTTACTTAAACAAAAATTAAATGAAAAAGATTTTATTTATCGCTGCGATGGCTTTATTAAGCATCACAGCTAACGCTCAGAGCGTAGTGAATGTAGAAGGAGGCAAGTATCCTGTGTATTGTGAAGTAATGGGCTATAACACCTGGGGCTTTGGCAAGGTTAAGGCTCGTCTTGACATGGGTCGCAGTCAACCTAATAAGGATGACTACGAGTACATTTATGATGGTGGCAAGAAACGCAAGTTCAACACCATGATGGAGATAGTTGACTACATGGCTAAGAGAGGATGGTCTGTGCATTCTACCTATGTTGTCACAGAAGGACTTGGTAAGCAGAATGTGCTGCATTTCTTGCTTGTGAAATATGTTTCATCGGATAGTGAAATAGACGATGGACTGGAATTATCTACTAAAGAATAAAAATTTTTCCCGAAATCTCTTGCAGGTTTCGGGATTTCTTTTTACCTTTGCCAACGGTTATAAAACAGTGGTTGTCCACTCGTCAGGGCGCACGTCAGACGCTCAGCATTTAATGCATGGGCATTTTTTATGCCATTAGTGCAACCGTATAACGGCTGCCTTCTCGTTAAACTATACTGCCCTTCGGGTGAGTCACTGTTTTGTAACCAACGGGAAGTGCAGCCGTTTCTCTGTCTCTGCGCCGGTGCGGTACCCGGCAGGTTACAAAACAGTGCAATATGCAACAGTTGACATTGCAATTCGAGGGCTTTGCACAGGTGCAGCAGCCCGTCGACGCAGCCGCAGCGAAACAGCGGAAGAGTGTTACCAAAGCGTGGTACGAGGTGTACCAGGCACTGGTAGTGGCATTACCACAGTGTGGTAATCAGATAAAAACATGGTGCAAGGAGCACCAGGAAGAGTTGGAGGTGTACGTAGGTGGAACTGTCCTCACCTTTACATGCTTCGCCCTGATGATAATAGCAGCCGTGCTGCAAGGAGGTGCGCAATGAAAATGATGTTCTGCCATTATCACTACGAGAAGGCGAAGCACCCGAAGTTCTACGACCCGGCTTGTCAACTCTTGGAGAAAGCTAAGAACTGCGCCTTTACCAGTCAGAATGAGGTCGATATCTTCGTGGGTATGGTGCGAGGTGCACTGGAAGAGTGTAAACCTGACGGGCACCCCTCTAATCTTTCCCATACCAAGGGTAGCAAAGGTGGGCAAATTGTCATCCGGAGCAGCAAGTTTGAAGATGAAATCGCACGCCTGTACTATGCTAAAATTGAACACTTCCTGGAGTATGACTTGGAAGCACAGGATTTCTTTGACGTTAGCGAACGATTTGAGGAAGGAGGTGAGTCATGAGTAAAGTATCAGTAAGACAATGGGTGGAAGTGACTATCGGCAATTATACCATACGACTTGACGAGAAGATTGCTGAGCGTCTTTTCTATCTGAAGGAGTATTCCGGGCATCACTGTAATATCATCAGGGATCTTGAAGACTTCCTTGCTCAGGTGAAGGAGAAACATCCGGATATGGGTGAGCCTGTGGAGAAATGGAAGAAGGAATTGGACAACCTGTTCCTTGCATTTACGAATATGAATATGTTGGACATCGATAAAGAGGAGGAAGAATAATGGAACAGAACATCAAGGAGAAAATTTTGGAGCAGTATCTGCAGGTAGGAGATGCCGGCAGGTGGACATCGCAGGATATCTGCGACAACCTACGTGATATGATATCGCTGACTCCGGACGAGGTTACGGAGTATCTGACCAAAAAAGGTAAGAGAATGGAACGTGTTGACGACCGTCTGGTGTGGGTCTTCGATTAGTATTTTTTTAGTAATTGTTCGAGTGAGGGCGGTGGCCAGTGATGGTAGCCGCCCTTGTATTTTCGCAAGCCACGGGTTATTCTTATCTTTGCGAAAAAGAAAAATAGCATACTAATGGCAGCAATAGACATAGTGAGCCAACCGGCTACGCTGAGCTTCTCATCGTCGGTAGACGACATCGTGGTGCAGACGTCTCGGACAAGCGTTGACGTCGTCCTTACCATCCGTGGCGACAACATCATTGAGGAGACACTCTATCCTGACCTCTCAGGGCGAATCGTCTTGTCTGATCTCTCTCCGCTCGTGGAACCGTATGTAAGGGAATACCAACGGGTGGTGATGCAGTGTCAGTTCTCGAGTGAAGGCTACTCGGTATCGATAGCGCCAGTGACGCTACTCTACACCAAGGCTGACGTAGGAATGTCGGCAACAGACTTCACCCAGAACCACTTCCTGACGCTGCTCGATGGCGAAAAGATAACGGCTCTCAACAGGGAGGAGCGCCTGTATTCCTTCAACAACCCTATCGCCCAGGTGAATGCAGAGGTCCGTCTGCCGGTAGGGACGTACACCTCTCTGACGGCACAGCTGTCGGCAGTAACATTTGACTCGAACGGCATAGCCCAGTTTGATGTGTCACCGCGAAAAATCATCGACGCCATAGGTCTTGTGGGTGGCCGCCTGCTGCTATACACCGTGACATCGGGCAACGCGAAGCAGGTGTTCCGCTGCATAGAGGAGCAGATACTACCGGAGCCGTCGCTGCTCTTCCTTAACAGCTTCGGCTGTGAGGAGTTCCTTCACTGCTCCGGCACGCTGAAGCGTACGACGAAGTTTGACAGGTCCTCAGGCAGGGCGAAGTCGAAGCTGCAGAACTACTCCATCATCGAGGAACGCCAGTTCACGGCAAACACAGGATGGCTCAACGACGACATGGCAGAATGGGCAACCGACTGCCTGCGCTCGGATGAGGTGTACCTGTGGGAGAACGGCAGACGTGGCAAGGAGATCGTGATAACCGACTCGAAGGACGAGATAAACAACGAGGACGACTACATGACAGACTATGAGCTGACATATACATACGCCCAGAGAGTGAACAACGTCATGCGCCGAAGACGTGCAGCACGTATCTTCAGCGACACATTCGAGGATATCTACAACTAAGGACTATGGCAAAAGTAAAAAGTGCGATACATCTGAAGGAGGCGCAGCTGTTCCTCGACGAGTGCCGGCGAACACACGAGTTGGTATGGATAGTGACGCTGACCAAGGAGGGAGAGATACACCGCTATGAAGGATGGCAGGTGATAAGCTCGTGGTGGCGACGTGGCACACACGACCTGCTCAATCCGAAGAGCGGGCAGAAACGCAAAGTGAGAGATATTCTGATATTTGAGATTAACGGACATCCAGTATATATATGATGACAGAGACACATGTGATAGAGATTAGCCGCCCGTTCGACATATCAAGTGAGGTGTCGACAGTGGGAAACGTATACTCCTCTCCGGAGAAGGACAGCATCATCACCGTAAAGGCAGACGACGGTAATAGCTATGAGGTGGTAGCGTGGGGAGAAGACAACCAGCTGCCGTACAACCTGAAGGAGGCGGTGGAGAAAAACTCAGTCCTCAGCCAGGACAAGTTGTTCAACGTCCTGACATGCTACGGCAGGGGACTGGAGTATATGGACGTGGCGACACGTGAAGACAAGAATCCGAAGCCTACGGCTGACCTCGACATCCGCAGGTTCCTGATGCGTAACAACATGAAGAGGTTCTTCGCTGAGCAGGTCACCGACCTGAAGTATTACTTCTTCTGCGTATGCGTGGTGGTGCTCACCCGTGACCGTCAGAAGATAGTACGTGTGGTGCACAAGGACGCATGCCACGTTCGCTTCCAGAAGGCTGACGACATGGGGCGGGTGAAGAACATCTTCTTTGCCGACTGGAAAGATAACGACGCTCCTGAGGATGTAGAGGTGATACCTCTGCTTGATGAGTACGACCCACTGGGCGACCTCATGGCACGCACAGACAAGGAGCGAGACCCGCTGGGTATGTTCAAGGTGACATCAGCACGCTACACGAAGTTCGCTATAGTATGCCGCATGCCTACCGTGGGTAGCCACTACTATCCTATACCATACTGGAGCGCAACGCTCCGTGACGGTTGGGCTGATATCTATGCTTACCTTACGGCGGCTAAGCGTGCAAAGATAAAGAACGGGCAGAACATACGCTATCATGTGGAGATAAACACAAGGTTCTGGGAGGAGCGTGCTCATGCTCGCGGTATCAGCTTAGGCTCGGCTGAATTCGTCGACATGAAGAGCGAGTTTATGCGAGAGCTGCGTGACTACCTCGGAGGCTCTTCCAACTCCGATAAGCTCTTCTGGAGCGAGTTCGAATCAATGCTCGACGGCAAGGAGCAACACTACATCAAAATCAACGTCGTGGACACGTCGAAGGCGGGCAACGAGTATAACGACGACGTGGCAGAGGTGAGCAACGTGCTGGCATATTCGGACAACGTCCATCCTAACCTCGCAGGTGCCACTCCTGGCAAGAGTCAGATGAACAACTCAGGCTCGGACAAGCGTGAGCTGTTCACCATGAAGCAGGCTCTCGAGACTATGCCACATGACATGATGATGACCGTGCACAACACCATCATCTACTACAACGACTGGGAGGATAAGGTTTATCCCGACATACCGATGATCCTGCTCACTACTCTTGACAAGAATACGGACGCAATAGAAGTAACAAACAATAACGGACAAGCAGATGGCAACAATCCTGAATGAAATCACCAAGGAAGTATTCGAGAGATACGTTCCTGCAGCAAAGATGCCTGAGCGCAACAGCAGCGTGTTTAACCGGTTGGAGTCGTCGCTGAAGGCGGCATATCACGACCTTGTCAACAATATCATATCTCCTGACTTCGAGGACAAGATAACAGAGGATGAATTGCTAAAGCAGAGGTGTATACGTGTCGTCTGCTTAGACGCATTCGCACGTACATGCCGGTCTTTGGATGTCGTCCTGACAGCTACGGGCTTCGGCATAGTTTCGACAGAGAGCCTGGCACCTGCAAGTAAGGCTCGCGTAGACGCTCTGATAGAGGAGGTGCTCGTTGAGAGTATGAAGATTGTCGACAGGATAATATTCCAACACCTGGTACGTGTGGAAGGGTGGGGAGCTACGGAGCAGGCTCGCCACAGGATAGTGACACTCTTTTTCCGATCTTCGCAGCTGGAAGAATGCGGACTGGCGCTGACAACACAGAACTGGAGGGAGGCGCAGGTACTTGCCGTTACCGCAGACATGCTGCTTCGTAAGGAGATAAGCTCGGAATATATGGATGAGTTGTTGCAGGAGGCTCGCACGGCGAACTTGTCGATAGACAATGGCATCTTTGCCGCAGTTTGTCAGAAATTCATATACACATATATCAAAGAAGGCATTCCAAACAAATTCCAACTGAATTTTCTTGTAGAGGAACTGGAGAACAATATCGAGAAATATCCGACATACAAATCATCTAAACTATATGCTAAACGCCATGCAGAAAGATACCAGAATAAAAGAGAAGATCCCACATTCTTCTGTATGTAAGGAGATGTCGTTCTGCGTACCTACATCATGGGAGATGTTGACGCAGGAGCAGCTGCGGCATGTCATACGCCTGATATGGCTGTACCAGGAACATCCGGACTGGGAGATGAGGATAAAGGTGGCAGCGTTCCTGTACTTCACAGGAGTGGAGGTGGCGAAACGGACTCCCGAGGGATGGCTGTGCCGTGAGACTGGTACCGGTAGGAACTTCGTCTTGAACCCAGAGCTATTGCCGTCCATCGTGGCACCATTGGACTACCTGTGTCATACTGATGAGATGACGGTACGTCTCGAGAAGATAGGCGAGTGGACTGCATACGACTTCGAGTTGCAGGAGTTGCCATTCGGCAGATTCCTCGAGGCAGAGGGCTACTACCAGTCATTCCTGCTGTCTAAGCAAGAGTCGTGTCTTGTCGGACTGGCAAAGGTGTTGTATAAGATTAACGAGACTGGCGAAGTGCCTGAGTTAAAGGAGGAAATACTCCTCGGAACGTTCCTTTGGTTTAACGCCGTTAAAGTATTACTTTCAGTGCAGTTCCCTCACTTCTTCCGACCAGCGTCGGATGGTGGGACTGAGATAAGCCGAGAGAGTCTTATCCAGAGCATGCGCACTCAGATGAGAGCGCTCACCAAAGGCGATGTCACCAAAGAGCAATATATAAGAGATAATGTCGACACATGGACTGCCCTCGCGGAGCTGGACGCCTCTGCTAAGGAGTCCGAAGAACTAAATCGTAAGTATGGAAAGAAATAACTTCGATGCGATAGCATACTTCTATGCCATGGCAAGTAAAAACAAACTGGCAATAGAGAAAGGTTTTCAACCTGTAACGATTTCAAATTCAGACAATCTTGAAGGATTGTTCGAGCAGTACAGAGACTACGACCGCTTCGTAGCCATCAGCGATACCAACAGCGGCAACCTCTCTTCTCCAGATGGTACCTATGGCTTCACGAAGAACCGAGCATACACTGTCTTTATCCTCTCTGCCTATGAGTATGACAACATGCAGAGCAGACAGGAGGAACTGGAGCTCTGCCGTGAGCTGTTCCGTCAGTTCGTCTCAAAGATTCTGCGAGATAAGTATCTCTACGACGAGAAGCAGATGTACTTCGATACTCATGCCATCCCGAATCAGGAGATAGGCAGATACTACCTCTCTGGCATGACAGGCCTGCATTTCACACTGTATGTTCAAGAACCAATCGACCTGATATACGACGATGAGCAATGGACGTAATATTCGCAGACCGGTGACAGAGGAGGATATCCGCGCATGGGAAAGAGGATGGGCGGATATGATGGTGACGATATGGAGGGAGAACATCCTGAGGATGGGTATCGTACGTACTGGCACTCTGAAAGATTCCCTATCCTATAACGTGTCGGACACTAATGGGCAGATCTCCATTGCACACCAGTTTATGCTATACGGTATCTTCGTTGCTCGTGGTACCGGTAAGGGATATCGACGAGGTAACAGTGGTAAGGACGACGAGAATGGCTTGCAATTCCTCGGAAAGTCATATCGTAAGGCTCACAAGCTCGGCAAACCTCGTCAGAAGCGAGAATGGTGGTTCCCTAAGTATATGGGTAGCCTGCAGGTGTTGTCAGAGGTGGAACGAAGCCTCTACGGGGAGGCGTACATGGGTACTTTGTCTAATGTGCTAAGTGCGGTATTCGGAGGGGAGACGGTAACTGCTTCCGACGGCAGCAGCGTGACGCATGTCCTCATGAGCTATTAAGTATTTTCATTCATCTATAATATATGGTAAATTTGTACGAATTAAAAACATCACATATATGGCATCGACATCAACTAAAGAAGAGATTATTGGTATCATAGACGATATCAACAATGCGACAGAACCAGGCAGCGTCACCAACAGGATGATGGCGACAGTACTTAACTATCTCGCTGAGACACTCATCACAGGCGATACCATCGAGGATATCGAGGACCTGAAAGACAGGATGACCACTGTGGAGGGCAGACTCGACGACATCTCGTCGATACAGACGGCATTAAGCCAGCTGCGTTCAGACCTCACTGCGGAGGCGACAGCACGGGGAGATGGCGACAGCGCCCTGTCGACACGCATCGGACAGTTAGAGACTGCCCTTAACACATTGATGAATGGGGACGTTACTTCTGCCATCGAGAGTTTCAACGAAATCCTGGAATTCCTTAACGGAGTGACGGACGATGAGACGCTGACAGGACTGCTCACCAATATTAACCAACGCATCACCTCCTTGCAGAACCTTGTAGGTGCGGCAGGAGGTATAGCACCGCTGGACTCTAACGGTAAGATACCGTCACAGTACATGCCAGTGGTGAAGAACGTGCCGGCAAGTATCTTCAACGCTACGAACGAAGTGCCGATAACAGGCTTCTATGTCCTCGTAGACCTTAACAATACCTCGAAGAGTGCCGTGCATGCTGCATGGAACGAGGAGAAGGCTGTCGGCGGTCTTATCCTCTCTTTCGAGATAGCAGCTGGTCTGTGGAAAACCTATCAGTATATCGGTAAGACTGTCACGGAGACGAACTGGCTCAATGAGTCAAACTGGAAGGACTTCGGTAGTCTTGCAGCAGGTAGCGAGCCATATATCATCATAGATACTCTTGTTGGACCACCGAGCGTAGGCAGCTATTATACACTGGCAACGGCGGTGCAGGCTCTGCTCGCATACGAGCAGCAGACTCATGTCACATACGCTAAGAAGGGCTTGATCATCTCATACTCCATCGGCGAGAACCAGATGGAGACGAAGCAGTTCCAGGGAGAGGTGACAGACATCGGTCAGATAGGACTCTGGAAAGACTTCGGAGGAGGTGGTGGCACAGTGGAGACCTCAGATGAGCCAGAGGATGGTGGAACTGACGCCTTCTCAACGGGTGGCGCATACACACACCTGCCTGTGACCGCACAACAGGTGGAGAGCTCTGACGAGGACTTCCTGGCATACGCTCTCGTGAATGAAGACGGCGAGCCGCTGGGTGACGCATTCCTTATTCCTAAGGGTGGCAGCGGTTCTTCTTCGAGCAAGGTGTTCTCAATCAACTTCAAAGACTCGCCACTATATGCTGCTGCTGGCGGACAGTTCGTCCTTCAGGCGTCTATCCGTAGTGTTGTGACTGAGGGTAGCAGCCAGAGCTCTGAGACGATAGAGCGTGTAGACATCATAGACCGTGACACCTCTCAGGTGCTCTACACCAACCCTAACCTTAACAGGGCTTCCTCGGTCAATCCGCAGGATTACTCCTTCCGCTTTGACCTGTCGACGTTCTTCTCCTCTCCAAGCAATAGGAGGCTGCAGCTCATAGCCTATGACTCTGCTGGCGACAGGGCTACACGTACTGTCAATGTGGTAGCTGTGGACGTGACGGTAGAGAGCACGCAGACTCTTAACTACACGTCTTCGAGCGTGGTGTTCACAACCGACACCGTCAAGTCGCTACCGATGTATAAGTTTCCCAACAACCAGGGGGCAGCTGGTATCACCGCCAAGGTGGAGATACTTATTGATGGTGTATGGGAAACACTCGGCACAGCAGACATACGTGATACCTATTCGCATAACATATCCGTCAACCCGTCGAACGTGGCAGGTCATACCCTTACTCATGGCGCATACCCTATCCGTATACAAGGAACGGATAACGCCAGCGGAGTGAAGGGCAATACCATCTATTCGACGATTATGGTGGTTGACACATCAAGTACATCACCTATCGTGGCTATCCGTTATAACGACTCTGCGAATGGTACCATTCGCCTGTATGATAGCTTGACGATAGAGGTGACAGGATATAAGCCTGGCAGCACAGAGCTCGACGTGCAGCTGATGGAGAACAGCACACAGATAGCATCGGTGGTGGTCAACCGCAATAGGATAGAGTCCATAACAAGACAGGTGAATGGTGTCACCGAAGGTACCACGCTCACCTATCAGGCTCTCAGTGGCAGCGCGGCAAGCGGCACGATAGAGCTGACGGTAAGTGGCAGCGTGATAGACGCTGCGTTGTCAGAAGGCGCTATATATAATTTCGATTTTGCCAACCGTACCAACAGCGAGAGCGGCAACCATGCCATAGAGAGTGGACAGGGTAACATGTATAAGATGACTCTGGAGGGTGTGAACTGGAGTAGCAATGGCTTCAACTTCTTCTTAGGAGCGAACGCACTCGCCATCAAGGAGAATGTCAGGGCGGAACTTAACCACGCTCCATTTTCCACATCGGCTATCGAGAGTAACGGCTTCGCCTTGCTGTTTCAGTTCGCTTCGAACAACGTCCTTGACGCGGAGGCACATCTTATGGAGTGCTACGATGAGGATAGCGGAGCTGGATTCTACGTCACAGGAAGTAAGGTGGTGATATGTTGTAAGAGCGGTAATCACCCGAAGGTGGAACGTAGCTATCCTGCCGCGACAAAGGTGACAGTGGGTATAGTTGTGGAGCCTGGTACCACATACGTAGAGCGTGACGGCACTCGCTATTCGCTGATGAAGTTGTTTATCAATGGTGACGAGGCAGGATGTCTCGGATATATTCCTGGAAGGTCTAACCTGCTGCAGCCTTCAAAGATTAAGTTCGATGGCACATCAGGAGACTTCTACCTCTACTATATGATAGCATGGCAGCAGCCTATGCACTGGCAGCAGGAGTTCTTCAACTACCTCGTGAAACTCACCGACACCGATGTCATGATTGAGGAATATAACTTCGAGGATGTCTATGAGGGTAGTACGGCAGCTGGTCCTGCCTTGTCGAAGCTATCGGCTAAAGGCATGCCATATATTATCGAGGCTCCATTCAACGGTAGCGACGTGACGGCACTGGACAACACGACTTCTACGAAGGACAACAACTTCATTACGTTGACCTACCGTGACCCGTCACGCCCATGGAGAGACTTCATCGCGTACAACGTGCGTCGACGTAACCAGGGTACGACCTCAGCCAAGCGACCAATCAAGAATGCCAGATATAACCTCACGAAGAAGAGTAAGAACAGCGCTGACACTACTTACGTCGTGGACGGTGTACGCTACGGCAACGTCTGCCTGATTAAGCCTCTGCATTCAAGAGAGGAAATCGTAAGCATGGGCTATGACGGCACTCTATGGGATGAAGCTACCTCTCTCATGGCTAAGAACAAGATAAGGGTAGGAGAGAATACTATCCCTGTCGATGTCATCACTGTCAAGGTGGACTACTCCGACAGTAGCAACGCTAACGACTGCGGCGCTTGTAACATGATGAATGCTACCTACCGCGCATTGGGAGATCAGTTTATGACTCCTGTGCAGCGTTACTACGACGGAACGTGGGACCTCGACGACATCCATCTGACCGGGTTGCAGTTGAACCATTCTACCGCCAATCACCCAGTGGCCATGTATCGTGACCCTGACGGCACGGGTGCGAACCTCTCTTTCTATGCCAAGGGCAACTGGAAAGAGGATAAGGGCGAGCAGGTGGCTCTGGGATTCAAAGACACACCAGGATATAACCTCGGGTGTCTAAACTATGGCGACTTCGTTGAGTACTTCGGTACTTCTAGCGAGACTCTCAACGACATCGAGACACGCTTCAAAGCCGATGAAACTGTGGACACGTCGAAGGTATACCTGCTGTCTCTCTATTGCGGTAGCTCATATCGATTCATGAGGTATGAGAATGATACATGGACAGACACGACGGGTTCGATGAAGCAAGTGGACGGCAGCTGGGTGATAGA